GAAGGTATTGAAAAAACCGAGTCTGTACTAATTCCAAGAAAAGGCAAAAGAACTCATTATGGTTTGATTGCTCAGGAAGTGGAGGAAGTATTGGATGGTAAAGACTTTGGCGGGTTTATTCACGATGAAGAAACAGATACAAAGGGCTTGAGATATGACCAATTCGTTCCACTTTTGATTAAATCAATACAGGAATTGAATGAGAAAATCGTTATATTAGAGTCTAAACTAAAATGATATGACAAAGGATTTAGGCATCTATACGATTTATTCTGATGGCAAAGTTTATTCAAACAAGAGTAAAAAGTTTATAAAGCCACACATTGAAAATGGATATTATAGGATTGGACTATATATTGATAGCAAACCAAAAACCTATAAACTTCATAGATTGATAGGTGAATGCTTTATAGAAAAGCCTGATGGCAAGAATCAAATCAATCATAAGGATTGCAACAAACTCAATAATGATGTATCTAATTTGGAATGGTGCAACAATAGCGAGAATCAATTACACGCTTATAAAAATGGTTTGAATGTCAGCATTCATAAAAAATTAGTCTTGGATTTAGAGACAGGGGTTTATTATGATTCTGCTACTGAATTAGCAAACCTATTAGGCATGAATAGAGTCACACTAATCGGTAGATTGAACGGAAATCGTCACGAATTAAAAAGGTATAAATACGCATAACTTAAAAAACAAATCAAATGAAAATCACGCTAACAGAAGACCAAATCAAAATGCTAGAAGCATGGGCCGGGATGTCCTTCATTTAAATATACTATGGGAAATATTAATTCATACTCAACTGACAATGCAGTATCCTACAACGACAAGTTGATAGGTACTGATGCTGAGGACAGCAACAAGACTAAGAACTTTACTATCGGAAGTATTCTATCTATGCCTCTACCAAGTGTGCCTGTCTACGCTAACAATGCAGCGGCTATTGCAGCAGGGCTTGTTGTTGGACGTGTATACAGAATCACAGGGACAGGAAATCTAGGGATAGTGTTCTAAACACCTTCCCAATTAAATTTAATCTAATGGACATAAGAAAGATATCGGTAGGCCCAGATTACAAGGGCAGCTCAATGCATTACATTGTGGGGCAGAAGGTTCTAGGTGACAGCCATGAGATTCATCTCATCAAGTTTGTCATAGACACAGGATCAATTAGGATTTATATTATAAACGATAAGCAGGAGGTGGTAATGTGGAAGGAATTCAACTATACCATGCCTATTGCAATTGAATACAATATAAACTACTAATGCAGTCTCCATTTGATTTTATCGTAACACCTGTGAAGGGTGAGCGGTATAACAACACCAAGGATATTGGTGGCATTGAGTTTATTGTCAACACATCAGAGGAGGATCACAAGTTCTCCAACAGATATGGTGAGGTGATTGAGGTGCCATACGGATACGATGGTCCTATTCAGGTAGGCGATACACTACTAGTACACCACAATGCCTTCAAGTTCTACAACGATATTAGGGGTAGGCGTAAGAGCGGTCGGGCATTTTTTAGAGACGATAAGTTCTTCATTGAGCCTGATCAGTTTTTCATGTACCGTAGAAACGGCACGTGGAACACCTATGACAGGTACTGCTTTGTGAAGCCAATCCTTGCAATTGATTCGTATATTAAGAAGCCATTCACTCACGAGCCACTAATGGGTGAGATGGTGTACCCTAATGCATACCTTGTATCTCAAGGCGTGAAAGCTGGGGACATGGTCTGCTTCAAGCCTGACAGTGAGTATGAGTTTGATGTGGATGGAGAGAAGCTGTACAGGATGTATGACCACCAGATAACCATCAAGCTATGAGAGAGATAAAGCTAAAGATAATTGAGGCAGGGCACCAGGCTGTAGAGCAGCTTATTATGGTGGCTAAAGAGGCGATCATCAAGCATGACAATGAGGATGAGCTATCTGCTGACAGATTAAAGAATGCCGCAGCTACAAAGAAGTTAGCCATCTTTGATGCGTTTGAGATTCTCAATAGGATAGAGGCTGAGCGTGAAGCTCTTGAGATGTTGGATAAGGGAGTTAACAGAACAGAAACCAAACAAGGATTTGCAGAGCGAAGGTCTATATCGAATCGTTAAGGACTACGTTCCTCAGAATGCTCTTAGTAAGAAGAACAGCGGAAGGACATGGCTGTACGGTTACAATGAGCAGTACGACATGGTCGTTATATCTAGGACCGGAGAGATAGGTGATATCATAAATATCTCAGGGCTATGTATTGCCTTGCCTAAGGCACCTAAAGAATGCTTCTCAAGGAGCAAGAGCGTTAGGGATCAGTACTGGGAGAGACAGGAGCTACCAAAGGAGCTATCAAAGATACAGTCAATCTTCCACTGGAATGAGATGCCTGCTGAGTTTAAGGACAGCTGGGTAGACTACATTGAGGAGGAGTTCAATAGGCGTGAGGATGGCATGTGGTTCATGAATGATGGTGCACCAACGTACATGACAGGATCTCACTACATGTACTTGCAGTGGTCTAGCATTGACGTAGGGTATGCAGACTATCGTGAAGCCAACAGGATATTCTTTATTTTCTGGGAGGCATGTAAGGCAGACATGAGAGCATTTGGTATGATCTATCTAAAGATTAGACGTTCAGGGTTCTCGTTCATGTCATCATCAGAGTGCGTTAACATAGCCACTCTTGCTCGTGACTCTCGTGTTGGTATACTATCTAAGACAGGTGCTGATGCTAAGAAGATGTTCACTGACAAGGTGGTACCAATTAATAGCAGGCTACCATTCTTCTTCAGACCTATCATGGATGGTATGGACAAGCCAAAGACTGAACTTGCGTACCGAGTACCAGCATCTAAGATCACTAAGAAGAACATGGCCACTGTCGGAGACAATGATGTGCTTGGCCTTGATACCACAATTGACTGGAAGAACACTGAGGAGAACTCTTACGATGGTGAGAAGCTACTATTCTTGGCACATGATGAGAGTGCTAAGTGGACTAAGCCAAACAATATACTCAACAACTGGAGGGTAACCAAGACCTGTCTCAGGGTGGGTAGTAAGATTATAGGCAAGTGCATGATGGGATCTACATCGAATGCATTGAGCAAGGGTGGAGATAACTACAAGAAGCTATACGAGGACTCAAATGTATTAAACAGGAATGCGAATGGACAGACTAAGAGTGGACTATACTCTCTATTTATACCGATGGAGTGGAACATGGAGGGATTCATTGATAGGTACGGTATGCCTGTACTTAGAAAGCCTGCTGCTCCTATTCTGGGTGTTGACAACCAGATGATTCGTAACGGGGCTATAGACTACTGGGAGGCTGAGGTGGACTCATTGAAGAATGATGCCGATGCCCTCAACGAGTTCTATCGTCAGTTCCCTCGTACGGAGAGCCATGCATTCAGGGACGAGAGTAAGTCATCCATATTTAATTTGACCAAGATCTATCAGCAGATAGACTACAACGACTCCATGATTGAGGGGCAGATGGTTACACGTGGTGGGTTTCATTGGAAGGATGGTGAGAAGGACACTAAGGTTATATGGACACCTGACCAGCGTGGCAGGTTCTTAATTAGCTGGGTTCCTCCTACTAATATGCAGAACAATGTGATAACCAGGAATGGAATGAAGTACCCTGGGAATGAACACCTTGGTTCGTTTGGCTGTGACCCATACGATATCTCTGCCGTAGTAGGTGGGAGAGGATCTAATGGTGCATTGCATGGTATGACTAAGTACCACATGGACGATGCTCCTGCCAACCAGTTCTTCTTAGAGTACATTGCTAGACCACAGACTGCTGAGATATTCTTTGAGGATGTGCTGATGGCATGTATCTTTTATGGTATGCCAGTGCTTGCTGAGAACAACAAGGCACGTATACTGTACCACTTTAAGAACAGGGGCTACAGAGCGTTCTCATTGAACAGGCCCGATAGGGTGCTAAATAAGCTCAGTAAGACAGAGCGAGAGCTTGGGGGTATACCTAACTCAAGTGAAGAAGTTAAGCAGGCCCACGCCTCTGCAATTGAGTCGTACATAGAGAAGTTCGTTGGGTTCGATATGACATCTACTTATAGACCTGCTGATGAGATAGGCACCATGCCATTCATTAGAACACTTGAGGACTGGGCTAAGTTTGATATTAATGATAGAACAAAGCATGATGCATCAATCAGTTCGGGGTTAGCTATAATGGCAAATCAAAAACATGTATATTTACCAGATAAAAAAGAACCGAAAATTAGTGTTAATTTCGCGAAGTACGCTAACACTGGAAATCAAAGTCAAATTATTAGATGAATGGCCTGTATCTACAGACACATACGAAAAGATTTAAACGTACCATTTTACGTTGGGATAGGTAAAAACTTGAATCGAGCTTACTCAAAGTCTCACAGGAATAATCATTGGTTGTCTATAGTTCAGAAGACAGAATACGATGTTCACATTGTTTTTGATGAGATTGATTACGAATTTGCAAAAGAGAAAGAAAAAGAGTTTATTGATTTGTACAAAAGAAAAGTTGATGGTGGAACTCTTTGCAATATCACTAAGGGTGGAGATGGAGTCCTTGGAATAGTACATAGTGAGGAAGCCAGAAAAAAAATGGGTGAGCCAAATAAAGGCAAGACTATTTCAGAGTGGCATAGAAAAAGAATATCTGAGTTTCATACAGGAAAAGTAGTTGCTAAACAGACAAAAGAAAAGATGTCTGAAAAAATGTCTGGAGAAAACAACCACAGATATGGGGTAAATGCTTCTGAAGAAACAAAAAATAAAATGAGTGCTTCTGCAAGAAAAGGAGAGGATAATCATTCTTCTAAATTAATTGCATCAGACATATTAGAAATAAAAAAAATGAGTTCAGAAGGAATGAGCCAAAGAAAAATAGCTTTAAAATTTAATGTTACTAAGACTGCTATTTCTCGTATCATAAAAGGAATTACTTGGAAACACGTATAGAATGAAAGATGTCGTAGTTAATATATCCTCAACTGCATTTCCTAGTCAGTTTGTATCTGATGCTGAGAAAGCATCTCCAGAGTATGGACTACAAGTGGGCCAGAGCATACAGTACGAATGGTTCCGCAAAGATGGCAGCAATTGCAGATACTATAATCAGTGGGCTGAGTTTCATCGCTTGCGTTTGTACGCACGTGGTGAGCAGTCCATTCAGAAATATAAGAATGAGTTAGCCGTAGATGGTGACTTGTCTTACTTAAATCTAGACTGGACTCCTGTACCTATCCTACCTAAGTTTGTGGATATTGTCGTTAACGGCATGAATGACAGACTGTTTAAGGTTAAGGCATACGCACAGGATGCGATGTCTCAGGCAAAGCGTAGTAAGTATCAGGACATGATTGAGAGCCAGATGCTTGCTAAGGATCTTCTTTCTAAGATACAGCAGGAGACTGGCGTTGACCCATTTGTAACTAACCCAGAGGAGCTGCCTCAGACTGATGAGGAGCTATCACTATACATGCAGCTTAAGTATAAGCCTGCGATTGAGATAGCTGAAGAGGAGGCTATCAATACAATTTTTGATGAGAACCACTACCAGGATACACGCAAGCGTATTGACTATGACCTTGCAGTAATTGGTATAGGTATTGCTAGGCATCAGTTCCTGCTAGGTTCTGGTGTCGATGTGTCCTATGTTGACCCAGCGAATGTTGTGTACAGCTACACTGAGGACCCATTCTTTCAAGACTGCTTCTATTGGGGAGAGATAAAGACTCTTCCTATTACAGAGCTTTTAAAGATTGACCCAACTCTTAAAAATGAGCAGCTAGAAGAAATATCTAAGTACTCTCAGAGCTGGTATGACTACTACAATGTGGCTAGGTTCTATGAGAACAGTATGTTCAGTAGAGACACCTGCACACTACTTTACTTCAACTACAAGACCACTAAGAAGATGGTCTACAAGAAGAAGATTCTTGAGGGGGGTGGTACTCGTGTTATAGAGAAGGATGACAAGTTTAATCCTCCTGTAGAGATGATGGAGGAAGGGAAGTTTGAGAAGTTGGAGAAGACAATTGACGTTTGGTATGATGGTGTAATGGTGATGGGCACTAACTTCTTATTGAAGTGGGAGATGTCAGAGAACATGGTTAGACCAAAGTCTTCATCTCAGCATGCTATACCAAACTATGTAGCGGTAGCACCACGGATGTACAAGGGTGCCATTGAGTCGTTGGTGAGAAGGATGATACCTTTCGCTGACTTGATTCAGTTGACTCACCTGAAGCTACAGCAGGTCATTGCACGTACTGTACCTGATGGGGTGTTCATTGATGCAGATGGATTGAATGAGGTTGACTTGGGAACAGGAGCGGCTTACAACCCGGAGGATGCGCTAAGACTATACTTCCAGACAGGTAGTGTTATTGGTCGAAGCTATACTCAGGATGGTGAGTTCAACAATGCACGAGTTCCTATTACACAGCTTACGTCTAACTCAGGTGCTGCTAAGACTCAGATGTTGATTGCTAACTACAATCACTATCTAGACATGATTCGTTCTGTTACTGGTCTTAATGAGGCTAGGGATGGATCTAATCCTGACCCTAATGCATTGGTTGGTGTACAGAAGCTTGCAGCTCTTAACTCAAACACAGCGACTAGACACATCCTTGAGAGTGGTCTATTTATCTATAGGTCTCTTGCTGAGGCACTTACATATCGTGTTGCTGATATTCTTCAGTACGCTGACTTTAAGGATGACTTCGCTAATAAGATTGGTAAGTACAATGTGTCCATCTTAAATGACATTAAGGATCTGTACATCTATGACTTTGGTATCTTCATTGAGATTTCTCCAGACGAGGAGCAGAGAGCACAGCTAGAGGCCAACGTACAGATGGCATTGTCCAAGGGTGATATTAATCTTGAGGATGCTATTGACATCAGAGAACTTAAGAACCTTAAGCTTGCCAACCAGCTACTTAAGATGAAGAGAGTTAAGAAGCAGGAGAGAGAAGAGAAGATGATGATGCAGAAGCAGGACATGATGGCTCAGCAGCAGATGCAGTCTCAAGAGTTCGCTGCTCAGGCAGCTATGCAACAGCTCCAGTTGGATACCCAATCTAAGATGCAGATTAAGCAGGCAGAGGTGGCGTTCGATATTGAGAAGCTAAAGGCAGAGGCAGAGCTTAAGAGAATGTTGATGGCTGAAGAGTTTAATTATCAGATGCAGATTGCTGGTGTCAAGGAGACCGCACTTGCTGATAGAGATACAATGAAGGAGGAATCTAAAGCTAAGCGAATCAGTCAGCAGAATTCTGAGCAGTCTAAGTTGATTAATCAGAGGAAGAATAACTTACCTCCATTAAGCTTTGAGTCTAACGAGGACACACTTGATGGGTTTGATATGGCACAGTTTGAGCCACGTTAAAAAAAAATATATATTTGTAACATAAAATCTAATTAAATGGAAATCAAAGTAAGATCACTAGATGGGATTGAGCCAAAGAGTGTACAAGAAGTAGAGAAAGAGCTCCTTGAAAAACATGAAAGGGAGATTAGCGGTGAAGTACAGTTGGATACTTCTAGTATTGACAATGCAGTTCAAGACAGTGCTCCTCAAGAGGAGGAGTTATCTGAAGAAAAAGTTCTTTCATATATTGGAAAAAGATACAATAAGCAAATCAATTCATTTGATGAGTTGATGGATCAGAGACAGAGCAATGAAGAATTGCCTGAGGATGTTGCAGCTTATTTGAATTATAAGAAGGATACTGGTAGAGGCTTTGATGATTTCCTAAAGCTTAGGAAGGACTACGATGCTATGGACCAGAATCAACTTCTTAAAGAGTACCTTGCAGATACACAGCAGAATCTAGACGATGAGGACATTGAAGTCTTGATGGAGGATTACACCTACGATGAGGACCTAGATGATGAGTCAAAGATTAAGCATGTAAAGATTGCAAGAAAGAAAGCTATTGCCGAAGCGAAAAAATACTTCAATTCTCAGAAAGATAAATATAAGCTTCCGCTTGAGTCAAGTGGTATGGGCTTATCTCCAGAAGAGAAAGAAGAATTCGAGGCTTATCGTCAGTATACAAAACAGTCAAAGACTGTAGAGGAGGAAGGTAATCGGAAGCGTAAGTGGTTCGACCAAAAGACAGATGAAGTTTTTAGTAAAGACTTCAAAGGATTTGAGTTCGACATTAACGATAAAAAGATTTTATTTACTCCGGCATCTGGTTCAGAATTAAAGAGTGCTCAGTCAAGTCCATTAAACTTTGTTAATAAGTTCTTGGATGACAGTGGACTAATTAAGGATGCAGCTGGATACCACAGGTCTTTGTCTATCGCAATGAATCCTGAGAAGTTTGCCAAGTTCTTTTATGAGCAAGGGCAAGCGGATGCTACCGATGATGTTTTACGTAAGACCAAAAATATAAATATGTCTGAGCGTAGAGCTCCTGAGGTTGTTAATAAGGGTGGAATGCAGGTGAAGGCGATTGCGCCAGACTCTGGAAGGGGTCTAAAAATCCGCAGTATTAAAAAAATCTAACAACTAAACACACAAAAAAATGCCAGTATTATCAACCCCTGGGTTCCAGTTGCAGCCAAGTGCTGAGCAGGTCCCTTTATCAACTAACTACATTACCAACTTTGATTTCTTGAACCAGTATCTACCTGATACTTACGAAAAAGAATTCGAGCGTTATGGTAATCGTACCGTAGCTTCCTTCCTAAGAATGGTAGGAGCTGAAATGCCATCCAACTCTGACATGATCAAGTGGGCTGAGCAAGGTCGTTTGCATACTAAGTATGTGAACTGTGATTCTTCTGCTGCTGCTGGAGCAGACTCTGCAACTATTACTGTTGCTGATGCTAACGTAACCGCTATTGCGATCCGTGCTGGACAGACTGTATTTATCTCTGATAATGCTACAGGTCTTTCTAACAAGGGTATCGTAACTACTGTTGATACAGCAAATGATACTTTCGGAGTTGCTTACTACGAAGGTGCTGGACAAACTTTCTCTGGAACTGCTGTTCTTTCAGTATGGATTTATGGTTCTGAATTTAAGAAAGGAACTGTAGGAATGATCGGATCTTTGGAGGCTGAAGATGAGTTCTTCGACAACTCTCCAATCATCATCAAGGACAAGTATGCAGTATCTGGTTCTGACATGGCTCAGATTGGATGGGTAGAAGTAACTACCGAGAATGGTGCAACTGGATACCTTTGGTATTTGAAGTCTGAGCACGAGACTCGTCTACGTTTCGAAGACTATCTTGAGACCGCAATGATTGAAGCAGTTCCTGCTGAGGCGGGTTCTGGTGTAGCTAACGCTTCTTTGAACCCTATCTATGGTAACAAAGGTTCTGAAGGTATCTTCTACGCTGTTAACAATCGTGGTAACGTATGGGGTGGTGGTAACCCAACTACTCTATCTGACTTTGATAGCATCATCTCTCGTCTTGATAAGCAGGGATCTATCGAAGAGAACGTAATCTTCTTGAACAGAGCATTCAGCTTTGACATTGATGATATGTTGGCAGCTCAGAATAGCTACGGTGCAGGTGGTACTTCTTATGGTCTATTTGACAACGATGAGAAGATGGCCTTGAATCTTGGATTCACTGGATTCCGTAGAGGTTATGACTTCTACAAGTCTGACTGGAAGTACTTGAATGATCCTACCATGCGTGGTGGTTTGCCTACTAGTGCATCTGCAACTGGTACTGTAACTGGTCTATTGGTACCTGCTGGTTCTACCACTGTGTATGATCAGATCCTTGGTAAGAATGCTAAGAGACCATTCTTGCACGTTCGTTTCAGAGCTTCTGAGACTGAAGATCGTAGATACAAGACTTGGATTACTGGTTCTGCCGGTGGTGCACAGACTAGCGATCTCGATGCAATGGAGGTTAACTTCTTGTCTGAGCGTTGTGTATGTACCTTGGGTGCAAACAACTTCGTGTTGTTCAGATACGGAGCCTAATTGTAAATAATATGGAGGGGCCGATTGGCCCTTCCTTTTATAACTTTAAATAAACAAAACAATGGCAAAGAAAGTAATGGGACCTGGTCCTAAAAAAGGCATAACTACTTTAGGTGCTGGAACAGGAAGTGGGATCACAAAGTATGCTGCTGAAAACGCAAGACAAAAAGCTATTAAAGAGGCAGCAAGAAAGTCTGCGGCTGCTGCAATAAGAACTCCTGCTCCTAAAAAGGCAGCTCCTAAAAAGCCTGTTGCTCCTGCTTCTGCTCCTAAAAAGGCAGCTGCTCCTGCTCCTGCTCCTGCTCCTGCTGTTGCAGCAAAGAAGCCTAGTACTATTAACAAAAGAGCACCATTAATGGATGTTCCTGTTGGTAACAAAGGATATAGAATGTCAGTTGATACCACAAACATGGGCAAGCCAGATGAAAATACCTATAACTTTATTATAAAAAATCCAGCTGGAAAAGTAACATCAAAGGGGAACCTATCACGTGGTGGTGGCGGGGCTGGTATTGGTAAGGCTGCGGCTAATCAATTAGTTAAAAAGCTTAAAGCAAAGAAGTAACAATTAACTGAGGGGGTCGCTGTGGCTCCCTCTATTTTAAATCTTTAAATCTAATCAAATGAAAAAGCAATCAATAAGTTCTGACAAAGTTTACAAACTCAAGGGAGAGTCTGCTCCTTTATCATTCACCCTACCATCAAGAAATACTAGAAGGTATCCACTACTTTATTTTGATGAAGAAAATAATGTCAACAGGACATTAAGGTATGCCATCAATCAGAAGTCTCCATTTGAGGATGAGCAAGATGGCAACGCAATTGTAGAGCCAATCGTATTTGAGAATGGCTTCCTATCAGTTCCAAGAACTAACCCTGTACTCCAGCAGTTCCTTCACTACCATCCACTTAATGGCATATCATTTATTCAGGTTGATTATGAGAAGGATGCAGCCAAGGAAGTAGAGCAGCTTACATCTGAAGTAGATGCGTTGATTGAAGCACGTCAACTTAGCGTTGATCAGATGGAGACAATTGCTAGAGTATTGTTCAGTAAAGATCCAAACAAGTTCACAACATCTGAACTTAAGCGTGATATCTTGATTTATGCAAAGAGAGATCCAAGGGGATTCTTAAATATCCTACGTGATCCAATGTTAAAACTTCAGGCAAATATCCACGTGTTCTTTGAGAACAAGTTACTGGCATTCAGAAATAATAACAAAGAAGTGTGGTTTAATACACCTTCTGTAAAGAAAAAGATGCTTACTGTCTCTTATGGTGATGACCCATACTTTGCCGTGGCTCAGTTCCTAAAGACAGATGATGGCATCGATGCTTTGAAAATGTTAGAAAATAATTTAGATTTGTAAGACATAGTTTTTTTTTGGGCTTAAGTTTAAAAATGGGGGTGTAATAACACCCTCTTTTTTTTTGTTTATATTTGTAAAAAGACTAGAATGATCAACTCAGTTCGAAATACCGTATTGGCAATTCTGAACAAGAATAATTACGGCTACATCTCCCCATCTGACTTCAACCTGTTTGCCAAGCAGGCTCAGCTAGAAATATTTGAGGAGTACTTCTCTGAGTACAACGATACTATTAACAAAGAGAATGCTCGTGTTTCAGGTACTGACTACGCAAATGTTAGAAAGGCTTTAGAGGAAGCGATTGAACTATTCGCTATGACATCAACTCTTTCTCAGGTGACTGCGGCTTCAAACAGATATTATCTGCCATCAGTAACAACGACTGGATTTGATTACTTTATGATCAATAAGATTCTTGTGTATGATGCATCTGGTGCTACTAGAGTATTCAAGGGTGAGGCAGCTAAGGTAACTCATGGTAAGATTACCATGCTGATTAACTCTAACTTAACTGCTCCAACAGAAACATACCCAGCTTATACTCAGGAAGGTAGTATACTTACTGTATACCCATCGACCATTAATCTTGCTAACGAGTTAGATGCCAACTACTTCAGATATCCAAAGGACCCTAAGTGGACATTCACTACACTAACTAATGGTGAGCCTGTGTTCAATCAGGCCCCTGGTTTAGGATACCAAGACTTTGAGATACCGGTTGAGGATGAAATAAAAGTAATAGCAAAGATTCTTCAGTACGCTGGTATGTCTATACGTGAGATTGAGGCAGTACAATTTGGTGGAGCTGAAGAACAAAAACAATCACAATAATCATGGCATATATCACTCAAGAAAAGTACTACGAAAATAGCGGAGTAGCTCCTGTAGATGCAAACTGGGGATCATACCAGTATGTTAGCTTACAGGATATTGTCAATAACTTCTTGTTGATGTACTCTGGCAACCACTCATTGGTAAATAATGAGGAGCGATATAAGATTTTGTTTCATGCCAAGAGAGCAATACAGGAACTAAACTACGATGCATTCAAGCAGGTAAAGGTTCTTGAACTCACTGTAAATGATACACTTAAGTATATCCTACCATCTGACTATGTCAACTGGGTTAGAGTAAACCTATACAAGGATGGGTACCTAAGACCATTAACTGAAAACATCCAAGTCCTTTCTTCATTAGCTTATCTTCAGGATAACACCGGTAAGATATTGTTTGACCAACAAGGTAATGCATTGTCTCCTGAGTTTTCTGAGATTGACTTACAGAGATTGAAAGGTATCAAGAGAAGTATTTACTTGAATCCTCAGAGCCCATATGATGGTCAAGAAGGGTGGAACGTGGGGGGCAACTGGTACTTTGACTACGGTATTGGAGCCAGATATGGATTAAATACTGAGACTGCTAACTTCAACCCTACATTTAATATTGATGCCAAGAGTGGTGTGATTAACTTCAACTCAGACATGTATGGCGAATCAGTAATATTGGAGTACATATCTGATGGGCTTGAGAATGGGAATGATGCAAGTGTTAGTGTAAATAAATTGTTTGAAAAATTTATTTATGCGTACATTACGTATGAAATATTAAATTCTAAGCTTGGTGTACAGGAGTACATTGTGAACCGTGCAAGAAAAGAGAAGACTGCTCTTCTGAGAAATTCTAAAATAAGATTGAGTAACATTCACCCAGGTAGACTATTGATGAATCTACGTGGCATGGACAAGTGGTTGAAATAATATGACTAATATCACAAGAAACTTCATAGCTGGGAGAATGAATAAAGTCGTTGATGAACGACTAATTCCTGATGGAGAGTATATCGATGCGCTTAATGTTCGCATGGGGTCTACTGAAAACTCTGAGATTGGTGTCATTGAAAATACTAAGGGCAACAGCAAGTTAACTACGATTAAGTATGTTAATGGAACAGCACTAAGTTCTTCGGCTAGATGTATAGGTACTATAGCGGACAACACCAATGAGACTATCTACTGGTTTATCCATGACTCCAACTTTCCAGTAGGTGCTACAGGTAAGCTTGATATGATTGTGTCATTCAACGTGTACAACAACATATTGACATACCATTTGATTAGTATCAACGATGGGAGTGGTAGTAAGACTACGCTAAACTTTAACCCTGAGTATCTAATTACAGGTGTCAACATTATTGATAACTTAATATTCTTCACTGATGACTATAACCCACCAAGGGTAATAAACAGACTGAAGAACTACACTGATCCTGTTGGAAACATAGACCAGTTTAGTGCTGAATCTATTCTTGTGATTAAGAAGCCACCGGTACAGTCACCTAGTGTTACATTAATAAATACGGGTGATCAGAGTAATTTCCTAGAGAGTAGGTATATATGCTTTGCGTATCGATACGAGTATGAGGATGGAGAGTACAGTGCCACATCTCAGTGGTCTGCTCCTGCGTTTCAACCTAAGCAGTTTAGCTTTAGCATTAACAGCTACCTAAATGATGGGATGCAGAATCAATTTAATGGTGCTAGGGTAACTTACAATACAGGTGGTCCACTTGTAGTTGGTATTGACTTATTGTTTAAGGATACCAATAGCAATGTGATTAAGGTTATTGAGAAGCTTAATAAGGCTGACCTTGGATTCACTAATAATGAAAACCGTACATACACATTTACGAACAGTAAGATATTTACCGTTCTCCCTGAAAGTGAGCTGCTTAGATTGTACGACAACGTACCATTGCTGGCTAAGGCTCAGACTATCATGGGCAACAGACTCATGTATGGCAACTATGTTGAGGGATATGACATGGTGGATACTAATGGTAACACTGTAAAGCTTGAGTACTCTACTCAGTTAATATCTGATGAGCTTGACAACTCTGAGATAACAGATTCTCTTACCTCAGGAATATATAATTTTGGCGGTGCTCAGACGATTCCAGGGGCAGTGGTATTACTAGACCTTTCACCATTTGAACTCGTTGCAGGGGCCTCTATTACGCTTGATATAACCTTTGATCATCAG